CGAATGATAAGGGATTTTGATAGGTAACGAATTGTAACAGGAAAAAGTGTCACAAGGGGGGTTGACAAAATCGGGCGGCCGGGGTACAATGCCAAAAGTCACTGGTACTATTTTCTTACTTCCGTCAGTGCACGTCACATTGCCTCCAAACCGCAACTCTTTTGCCGCATAAGGGGTTGACACCAACCGGGATGGGTGTTAGACTTGAGTCAACAAATGAAAGGAGTAGCTAGATATGAACGAATTCGAACTCTTCACCGACAGTCTTGAAATCTACAACACGGTAGTTGACAAGCTACGCTCCTATGGCTTCAACGCCAATGTCAACATCAATCCGGTATGTGGTATGTACCTACTTGTTACTGATGCCACGCCTGCAATCATGGACAAAGTCTGTGCTGGACTAACTGACTTTGCTGAGGTCATTGCCCTTGATGAGCCAACCTATGACCCATCTGACGTTTACACCCTTGTCTGGTAACTTGGAGGCACCGATGAACCACAAATACTTTTATAACCGTGAATACCTGCGGCAGAATCTATCGCAATCCGTTTTGAAGCGGATTAACACCCCACACAAGCAACGTCTTCTGGATGTTGCGTTGGGTGCCACTGATGACCAAATCTGTGGTGCCACTGAATTCTACAAGGGGCTTTCCCGTCGCTCTGACAGTATGGCCAAGTACCTTGATACTGACAAGGCTACGGTAGCCGCTATGCTAGCGGTGATTCACAACACCAAGTATGGGTGGGACGTGACGTTTTCCAATCTGGAAAAACTGGTTACCCGCGCAATTCGCATGGGAGACGATGTAAACCTGACTGGGGGTGTCACCAACCGTCAAGTCAGGACTGCGCTTGACTGCTACCGCAACGTCAAGAGTGACACAGATATTGACAAGGTGGTTACTGACCAAAATCGTCGCAGCCTTGCGCATTGCATCATGTACAACCTTGACCGCAGACCACTGGTAATAACCCAGAACATCTACGATGTATGGAGTGGTGGTGACGCTGCAACGACCACGATAACTGGTTCACTCTATGCCAGGGTTGCAAACGACACCACATTTGTTGCACTCAGTCTTGGCATCCAACCGTGCGAATTACAGGCGCTACTGGACATTGTGCCAAGCGAGTATCTAAAGTTGGCCTACTAATCGTTAACCTACTTCCTCACTCACCCACCCACTTGACAACACCTGGGTGGGTGTTTTATATTGTGGGTGTAGTTATTGGGAGGTGGCACGATATGCTCTCCAAGAGACAACTAAGGGAAGCCATAGGGTACGCAAGAAACTACGGGTTTGCGTATGTACCTTACACCGATGCACGTAACGGTTACGTGGTCATACCAGATTATGAACCGCGCGTGCGGTTGGTCGATACCGGAAACGGGCACCCCTACCCGTCCATAAAGGATGTACATGCAGCCCTTGCTGAAACGGTTGGTGCTGTACCCGCAGATGGATTGCTCGTGGTAAAAAGGTACGATGACTCATACGGGTGCTACCTGGTCACCATGACATTTTCGTTTTTGCGCGCGCAGCTACTGGCTCGTCGTTCTGTTAGCAAGCGCTTCGTTCATATCCATGACGGTCAGGTAGGAGGCGGCTTCATTGCTGGAGATTCCTCCCAATCCTTGACTGCGCGGTGGTGCGAACTGGAAACACTGCTGTAACGTGTAGTCACGGGTAACTCGCAAATACCACTGGGTACGTACCCGGTGGTTTCTTTTATTGTGCAGCTACTACACGGATGTAAACCAATCAAGGGGTAACTGTGCGTACTCTAAAGAATTTTCCGCTATTCGGTCAGCTTGACAACAAGTTTGACCCATACGGTTCATGCAACGTGACGTGCATTGCTATGTGCCTTTACTATTTTGGTATTCGTGGCGACGGTAATGGTCAACTCGAAGACCAAATCAATCTGGCACTTAAGCGCAAGGGACTAAGCAGGCACAATCCGTACCACCTACAGCAGATAGCCAACGAGTATGGTGCCAGACTTAAACCACCAATTGTGGACGTGTTTGCAGAAGACGCAATCCTGAACGACATTAAGCTAAACATTGACGCAGCTTTCCCGTGCGTGGTTCACGGGTACTTCACGCGTTCAGGACACATTGTTTGTGTTACCGGGTACGATGACAGCACCAACCAAGTACGGATACATGACCCATACGGTGAATGGTGGCCCAATGGGTACGATACCAGTGCACCAAAAGTGTACTGGCTCAGCTATCGACGATTTCTACAACTCACGGATGACAATGGAATCTGGACTCATTTCTTTAGCAGAGAACGACAACAGCAACCACAACAGCAGTGACACCCAAACGGATGCAGATAACACCCTGGCTGCAATGGAAGAGGTAGCGCAGGCGTTAACATCACCACAGTCGTTTCTAGAACGCATGCGGCAACAGCAGGCTGAAGTAGGACGGGAACTGGAAACCTACTTTAAGCGGTTTGAGATAGCTCGCAAGCAACGGGAAGGATTGCAACGATACTACGAACAGCGCAGGCGTGGAGGTAAGTCGAATGCGCAAGCCAAAACCAACAAAAGTCAGTAGCGCGATTACACCGGAAATGGTACGCGCGATGCAGGAACAACAACGTCTTGCTGATGAAGCACGCGTGCGAGAACAACAACTGATTCAACAGCAGACAGCACAGCAGGCTGAACAATACAATCAAATGCTGGGTTTGTACCAGCAGCAGATAGCGGCATTGGAGGCATCACGCGCAGAACAAACCCGCTACCTGGAAGCGCTTGCCAAACAGCAAGAGGAACAACAAAAAGCTGTAGATGCTGAGCGTCAACGTCAAGCAATCCTGGCACGCAACGAGCAAGAGAAAAGCATACAAGAGGCAAACAAGTTGCTGTCAATAATGGGAGCAAGACGCAACACCCAGCAACAGCAAAACCGTCAACGCGTGTTCAGTACTGCTTACTTACCAGTACAGTTCACGCGTCAAAATATTATGGGGTGACACGCGTGGTCAAGAGTTTCATCGTTGTAGTGGCACTGGTTGGTGCACTGACACTTGCAATATTGGACCGTAGTTATCGCAGAGAGTTTATTGCGCTAGCTACTGGCGCAGTCTGTGGATTTTTTGGTGCTGAGGTACCAAGAGAAACCCGCAACAAGGGTGACGACCGGGATGACGGAAAGTAAATCACTTTACCGCAAAAAGGTGCAGGCTATGGAGTCCTACTGGGACTTCATAGACCTGATTAACTTTAAAGGAGGTACCAAGTCGTTCAGTACCATCCACAAGGAACTGGCTGCGTTCATCGCTGACCGACACCAACACCCTAGACGGTTGGTGCTTATGCCACGTGGTCACCTTAAGTCTACACTGTGTTCAGTAGGCTACGTCCTATGGCGTATCTACCAGAACCCATGTATTCGCATTCTGGTAGGGACTGCGACCAAACCACTTGCGACTTCGTTTGTGCGTGAAGTCAAACAGTACTTGGAAGACACCCATCTTCAGGAAACCGTTTGGAATACACACCCTCGATACGGTAGATTAATTCCACAACTTGATAACCAGTCAGCAGGTGATGAGGAAGTTGACCGTAAAACCGTATGGCGCGTGGATGCAATCCAGGTACTGCGTCCCAAAATTATGAAGGAGCCAACACTGTTAGCGGCATCAGTTGGCAGCCCATCGACTGGCTTCCACTTTGACATAGCGATTTTGGATGACGTGGTTACGTTTGAGAACAGTCAGACAGCAGAACGACGGGAAAAGATTATGGACTGGGTTGGTGACGTTGAGAGTGTCATCGACCCATACAACCCTGACACCGACCTAGGTGGAGAGTTTCTGATTCTGGGTACCCGCTACTACTACCGTGACTTGTATGGTGTTTACACGGGTGAGGATTTATCGGATGAAGAACAGGGTGACGGTAGTGAGGACTATGCAGTTTTCAAGCGCAACATCTACGCCAACGGCAAGGATGACAGTGACGGGTATTTATGGCCTGAGCGATTCAACGCCGAGGTAGTATCACGTTTAAAGTCAAGACTGATGAGGTTGCCTAACGGTATGCGACGGTTTGCCTCACAGTATTTGAACACAATAATGACGGATGAAGAAACAGTACTGAACGCGGATAACATTCAGTACATTAATCCATCACAACTTATCATCAAGGATGATGGTGTCATCGAGATACGTACCAGTCACAATTCCCCGCCAACTAGAGTAAAGCCGATTCTAGTAGTTGACCCAGCTATCTCGCAAAGTAAACGTGCTGACAATACTGTGCTCATGGTTGGTGGACTGGACTCCAACAGAAGTCTTTATCTGTTTGACCTAAAGGTAGGTAAGTTCAAGCCAGAAGAAACAGTGCGGTTGGTGTTTGAGCTAGTGGACAGGTGGAAATTGAACGCCTTGACCATTGATAACGAGAAACTTGGTCAAGCGTTGATGTACACCATACGTCAATCGTTCAGCAGGTTTAAGCCAGTTGCGCTACGTGAGTACCGTGCAGAAGGAGAAAAGAAAGCACGTATCGTTACGTACTTGGAACCGTTGTTTGTAAATCACCAAGTTTACCTGATGACTTGGATGGCCAAAAATACCATCCTTATGGAAGAGATTCAGTTTTTTCCTAGAAGTGGGGCACACGATGACTGTCTTGACGGGATGGTGATGATTTGTCAATCGGCGACACCTACCCGTAATGGTGTTATGAGTAGCAGGCGCAAGCGAATACGTCAGCACTATAACATTAATCAACGCTATGGAGGAGTGCGGTGATACTGAAGAATAAAGATTTCATCTACGTCAGTCTGAGCGATGAGACTCAACGTCAGTCTGACGTAGACCTAGTTGCGGTTGGTGAGTTTGTGAGTTCTGAGTTTCACCGCTATAAACGCGCGCGTCAAGAAAAAGAGGATATCTGGGTTGAGTGCTGGGCTGCGTACAACGGTTCCCCACGTGCAATAGAGCACGCGCGACGGTTAGCGTCACGCAGTGTTGGAGACGCAGCAGTAGCGTGGAGGCACAAGGTATCGACTGGTAAGGCGTTCGAAAACGTCGAGACTATTTCCAGCTACTTGCAATCCGCTTTCTTTCCCAACCGGGATTGGTTCGACTTGGTGCCAATGTACTCAGGCTCCCTAGAGGTAGCGGAAGTTGTCAAAAAGTACCTCAAGTACAAGCTGAAGCAGGCGAACTTCAAATCACATTGGGGTATGTTTATTCGCCAACTACTAATCTGTGGTACCTCAGTGCTGGCTCTACCATGGCGCAAAGAGCTAGCACCATACACAACCAAGGTTAAGGTAGAGTATCCACCGACTGATGAAACCCAAACTACCACGTTCACAACCAAGACAGTACAAAAGACCATCTACAATGGGACTGAGTTTGAGACACTCTCCGTGTTCGACTGCTACCTTGACCCGGATGAGGTGACCGATATTAACCGAGCCAACTTTATCAGGCGTATCACCAAGTCTAAGGGTGAGCTTATGCGTCTAGTCAACGCTGGCTTTTACCCATATCTAGAGCCAAAAGATGTAGTGTCTTACCGCGGCAACGCTGAACACAACAGCAAGCGTGTAGTTGCCAGCTTTCACGGTATGGAGTGGAATCCCAATGAGATGGTCGAACTATTGGAATTTTGGGGTAACGTTCAAACAGGACAAGGATACTACCAGGACGTAGTGGTTACATGTTTGGGTGACAAAGTGGCTAAGTTTGAAAACAATCCGTACTGGGCGGGTAAGCCATTTGTGATTGGCACTTACATCCCCGTATGCCACCAAACGTATGGTGTTGGCGCGATTGAACCAGTCCTGGGGTTGTTGCATGAACTATCCATTGTCACCAACCAACGCCTGGATAACCTGGAACTAAGCGTGGACTCTATGTGGACGTACATTGATGACGGCACTATCAACCCTGAAGATATCTATACCGCACCTGGAAAACTAATAGAAGTGGCTGACCATAACAGCATTCGACCAATCCAGCACAACCAACAGTTCATGGTCACCTATCAAGAGGCTGCGGTACTAGAACAGAACATCGACAAGGTAACTGGTACGGGTGCGTTCATTGGCGTTGGTCAGGGTAGGGGTGGAGAACGCGTAACAGCAAAAGAGGTAGAGGCTGTGCGCGACGCAGGCGGCAATCGACTTGGTGGTATTTACAACCACATTGAAAGTACAGCACTTATCCCGGTTCTGCGTAAGGTGTATCGTATGTGCCAGCAGTTTGTGACTGAGGATGAGGTAATTCGAATTCCAGGTTATCAACCGGGCGAATACCTTTACGTTAAGGTAGGTGCTGACGAATTGGTGCATGACTTTGACATTGAACCAGTAGGTGCAGGACACATTGCAGACAAGGAGTATGAGTTACAACGCAGGCTTGACTTTATTGGTTTGGTATCGCAGAATCCTGAAATGGCGCAGCGTATGAACTGGCTTGAAGTCATGAAGGATATGGCTAAGCGGTTTGGGTTTGATGATATCGAACGGTACATCAAACAACCAGAACCACAACCACCCGCACCAACAGAATCGGTAATGGCACATCCTGATGTAATGGAATCAGCAGCAGCAGTGGGTGGAGTACCTGCACAGCAAGCACTGCAAGCACAACTAACCACTGATGGTGGTCAGGCAATGTTGCAACAATCACTACAAAATCTTGGAATAACTGGAGAAAGCAATGAGTGAAGAAATCACAAACAGCAATGAACCCGTTGCGGTAGACACAACACCAACACCAACACCAACACTTGGTACTGGCTTCCCGTTGGAACAGTACGGTATTACACCTGAAGCGGCACAGGCGTTTATCAGCTATCTGTTAGAGCAAGACCCAATCAAGCAACGGTTTGCGTATATTGATGAACGTAGACAGTACCACGCACTGAAGCCGTTACGTGATGAGTGGGGTGAAAACTTTGACACCATCTTTGCTAAGGTGCAGGAGCGCTTTAGACAACTACCTCCGCACCTACAAGCGATATACGACAACACCGATGGTGCTCGATTCCTGTATCAGCAACTACTTGAAGAGGAAAAGAAAAGCGGCAATGATGTGCCAAAATTCGACCGAGGCACAGGTGGAAGTGGTTTACCAAACGGACGTTACCGCTACAAACAGTCTGAGATTTTGGCAATGAAACGGGATGAGTACCAAAAGCAGGCGCGTGACATACAACAAGCGTATGCTCAAGGTTTGGTAGACATGAACGGATAACACATAAAGGAGGAAACTAATGCCTTTACCTGGAGGAGGTTATTCTGGTAGCGCGTTTAAGCAGAGTGACCTTGACAAGTTTATACCTGAACTATGGAGTTCAGAAATAATTCGCGCGCGAAACTCAGCACTGGTCATGCTTGACCATGTGAAGCGCATACCTGACAGCATGAAAAAGGGTGACGTACTACACGTACCTAAAGTAGGACGCTTAGCCGTCAACCCCAAAGTTGCAGAAACACCAGTAAACCTACAGAATGGACAACCCACAGAGTTCACGTTTCTACGTGACCGTTACGTGGAAAGTTCATTCATGATTGAAGACATTGCAGCTATCCAGTCTAACTACGATGCACGTTCTATCTACACAGAGGAAGCAGGCTTAGCACTGGCACGTGATATTGATAGTTGGATTTTGGCACACAGGGTAGTTATCAAGGCATTGAACAACGTGATTGACGTGAATGGTAACATCACACTTGCGTCAATACTGGCAGCCAAACTTAAACTGGAACAAGCAGATGTACCACTGGAGGGTGTCAAATTAATTGTGAGCCCGGCACAATACACCAGTTTGTTGCAGATTGACCAGTTCATTAACGGGTTTTACGTGGACAACAAACCCGTCGTTACTGGACAAGTGGGAACCATTTTTGGTATCCCAGTTGTGGTCACCAATGCTATCAAGAAAAACAGTTTGGGTAACGTTTTTCGAATTGGTGATAACGACCCACTTGGCCCGACTCCTGGCATGGCTACCACAAACGGTGGTAACCCACTGTCACGTTACTATCCAGCATCAACACTTGGTCAGTGGACTGCTGCACAGAAAGTAGGTGGACAGCATGATGCTGAGTTAATTAACGGTACCACCCACGCAAGCCTAGCTGCCAACAAGTACAGTGCTATTATGTGCCACAACGATTGGCTAGCATTTTGGATGGGTATAGAGCCCAAGGTGGAAAGCAGTCGAGAAGTACTGTTTCAAGCTGATGCTGTAGTTACCACTCAGTACTATGGCTGCAAGGTGTACCGTCCTGAATGTGCGGTTATCATTGAAAGCGGTGAAGCTGCATAATGGCAAGTAGCACCAAGACACTATTGGAGGTAAGCAATGATGTTTTGCTGATGGCTGGAGAACGCCCAGTGCTGACACTGGGTAGTAATCCAGTAGCACGTAAGGTTGCCGCATGCCTTCAGGAAGCCGTCCTGGAGGTGTCGCTCCTTGACGACTGGTCATTCACGCGTGAACGGATTGGTGCTATTTCCTGGGTTGGTGAGCGAGCAGAACTTGGTAACGTGCAACGGGTAATACGCGCACTCTACGGTGAGCCATCTACTGGCTACCGTAGATTGGTGTATCTGGACAGTTCAGACTTTGACCGTATCCCTATTACCACTGGTGACCCAGTTGGAGCGTGCTGGACAGTGGACGGATATGGTGCTGTTCGACTTACGGTAGCACCATCCACTGTGCAGCACCAGAACCGGGTTAAGTTTGACGTGATTAAAGCCCTTAATCCACCAACGCTTGACACCCACAAGTTTCCGTTACCCGATAGGTTTATGCCATTGATTATCAAGCGTGCCTTGTCGTTGTTTGTGCTTCGTCACCTTGATGACGCAGGGTTATCCGCACAGTACGACAAGGAGTTTGAACTGATGGTGCAACTATTTCGAAACCGGGAGCGGTACGTACCACGTGGTTCAGCAAACATGTACCGAGGTAGGCGATGACTAACATTCCCACTAATCGTGGTACACTGGAACGTAGCCAACCACCAACTCCCGATGGTATACAAGCGTCTAATTTTGGTGGTCTAAATACTGTTTCTAGTCCACTGGCTATACCGTATGAAGACAGTCCACTGCTACTCAACGCAGTGGTTAACATCAATGGCGCTATCGAAAAGCGTAAAGGTTCACGCGTGGTACGAAGTGACACCATACCAGGGACTGGTATTACTTTGATTCCAGTTACCACTACACTTGGTTATTACTTTCAGGTAGTCAAGAACGGTAAAGATATACAACTGTTCGAGCTTGTAGGCAACGAGCTTTTGTTGCGAATGACCAAATCTAACGTTTGGTCAAGTGCAGCAGAAAACATCAAGGCAAGCTACGTCAGCACAAGTGAACCTGAGCAACGTATCATTATGTGTACGGGATTGAACGTACCCGTACAGTTGACGTTTACTGAGCGACGTTATCTGTTCACTGCTAGTCAAGCGTGGAACGGTACATTCATTCCTGAAGCTGAACTGTTAAAGACAGCCACAACAACCAATGCACTGTACTTTGTGGATGGTGCTTTAACCGCAGTTACTAACGTCAGCTATAACGCGCCACTGAAGCGTCTAAACATCACCTATAACCAAACGTTTCCACCTGGGAGTTATGTGCTCGATGTTGTGCTGATAACCTGGCAATGGTGGACAGAAGCACTGTTCTACTATGGTGATAGATTCTTTGATACAGTAACCCGGTTCAACGACAAACCAACAGACAGACATGTTGCTATTCCTGCTAACCTACGTGATGACATAGACCCGTTAGACACGTTTCCCAATTTGTATCCCATTACTGTACTGTACCACAATTCGCCAAACTACGTTTATTACACCCCTAACGCTAGCAGACTACCGCTAGGGTTTCGACAATATGGTTTCTCGGACGGTACGGTACAACAACCAATAGTAGCAAACTGGATAGGTACAGCAACCAATGGTCAGGTTACGTTCAACATTGGGACGACGGACAGTAATTGGTATTGGGCAACACCCCAAACAACGTATGCTGTGTTTAACGGTACACAAGTATTTGTACAATCTTTATCGTTTAATGGTAACACCCTAACCGTAACCCTGAGTAATGGTGTAACACCCGGCCCACCACCACCTGGGAATTACGATATCCTACAGGTGCTACACAACGTCATGCCAATTGTACCAAGTCCATTTTTCATCACGTTTGGTGCTATTCAACCACGTGGAGACCAACAGACTGTATATATCAGTAGACAGCGTGGTCTACCGTTTAATGGTGGTAACGGTATCATTGGTCAGAATCTGTACGTAAAGCGCGACGATATCATACAGTTCCAGTACATTGGAGGGCCAAACAGTAACTACGGAGACTATCAACTATTCAACTTCAAGGGACAGTACACGGCACTTACGTCATTGACAGCAGTGGCTACTCACATTGACTTTACTGGTAGCAGTGAGGTTGGTGTTCCAGCTAGCGCCAAGATACGTATCGTCAACAAACAAATTTCCAAGTTTGTAGGAACATCAGCTACCAACTCTGACACCCCTAGGGTGGATGGTTCATGGGTACCCTGCTACGGGATTAGTGCTTACGCCAACTATTACACTGGCTCGTTTCCTGGTTGCGTAGCGCTTTACCAGGGTAGATTGGTGTTTGCAGGTTTTCCACAAAACCCGTTAGCAGTAGCGTTCAGTTCAGTGACTGACTTCACTGTACCTAACGAATTGTATATGTCGTTCCAGATTGGCACGTTTAACGACAAACCACAAGACCCAGTAGACGTGTTAATCACTAGCACTGCGGATGATTTCATTACTGGATTAGTAGAGCACCAGGGTAATTTATTCGTGTTCACAAGGAACTCACTGTTCCGGGTATCCGCAGCAGGACGTGGGGTACTGACAGCAGATAATGTCGCCATCAGTTCAGTAGCCAAGAAAGGTACTCCTAATCAGAACTGCATCACCAAGGCAAACGATACGTTGGTGTTTATGTCTGATGATGGTGTTTATCTGGTCACGCCAAGTGCAGGTGATACATCGTCAGTTGTCGATTACAAACTTGAGGAAATCAGCACCAAGGTACGCAATCGGTTTAGTAACACAACACCAACCAAACGGGAACTACCGTGGGTTGCGTTTAACGCAGTGAGCAAGACATTGGTCGTTGCGCAACCACGCAAGGATGACACCAAGGTAGCGTCTTATCTGCTAACGTTTGACATGTTTCGTCAGGCGTGGTCAGAGTTTGATACCGTTGGTCACTTCAACACGTTTACTGGTGCGACGTGCACAGATATTGCTAGTCGCGATGCATTCATATTGGTGGTCAGTAGAAACCGATTGTCTCCCACCGACACTGTGTATCTGAAGTTGGATGACAGGCGGTATCTTGACTTTGTGGTAAGTGCGACTGGTACAGGTTCAGGATTAAATGTGACAGTACCACGTCTACCGTATACCCAGCACACAACCAGTCAGGGTGTACGTGACTATCGGATAACCTTTCCGGTTTTACCACTATCTGACGTGCAAGATGTTACCGTCAAGTACAACAACCAAACCCTGGATTTTGGTGTTGGATACGTTAAGACACATAACGGTATTCGCCTGTTATTTGACCCGGTCAACAACGCAACCCTGACCATCAGCCATCGACGACCAGATACCGATTACGATGCAGGCAAGCTACGTTACAACACACAGACAGCACTTGATTTGTCGCATGCATTCTGCTACGTGGACAATATACCACTGCTGGAGTTCAACGGGTTCACGGTTACCCATAACCCCACTGATACTGTAGTCAACATAGGTACAGCACCAAACAACTCCAAGATTGAGGTAGGTGTTATCTACACAACAGTGTACGCTACACCTACATTTACTTGGGACACGCTAAGAAACTATAAGCGATTGTTATACTGGACTGGGTTGTTTGACAACGCAGCAGAACGTTACACGATTACTGACGTTAACACCAACTCTAACCAAGACGCAGAATCACTGGTAGGTAAGCCCAAGACACGGTTTGATTGTAACGTTAGTTTCGTCTACAACAACACTGAGGAAGGGTACACCAGTGCTGACTTGTACGGGTTTGATGAACTGGTTTGGGACTTCGGACTATTTGACATTTACCTACCGTACCAGTACGACGATTACGTGCTACTCAAGCAGGCGTTACAGGGTGTTGGATACAGTTTTCAATGCTTAATCTGGACGACTGATGAAGCCGGGTTCAAGCTTATAGGTTATCAGATAAGCGGCAAAATAAAGGGAACCAAGTACCAATTTTGGGGGAGTTAATATGGCAGCAGCACCCATCATAGGTGTTGCAGTAGGTGCAGCTAGCTCTGCTGCATCTATTGCACAACAGAACCGACAAGCACAAGCACAACGTCAGGCGTTGGCGGTACAGGCACAAAGTGTTGAAGACCAACGAAAGCTTAACCAACTACAGATAGCAGAGCAACGACGACAAGCTGAGGCAATGGCTGAACGTGAGCGATTGCTGAGTGTACAAGCCAAGACGATGGGCTTGATAAGTAACGAGATGCAGGCGGCACAGCAGAGTATTGCGCAAACACAAGCGCAGATTGCGGCTGACCAACAGGAGTATATGAACAATCAACGCGCCATTGCACGTGAGGCACAAGCGTCGCTTGCCGCTATGGAGACACTGAAACAACTTCAGGGTGTAGTTGCGCAAAGTAGAGGTGAACAATCCAAGACCGAGCAAGAGGCAAACGCAATTGCTGCACAGCGATTGCTGTTACAGGGTATCGGTGCAGCCAACACTGAGAGTGGTAAAGCGTTGATTGACCGGATGATTAACACCATAGCAGATAGGGTTACCAACACAACCAATGTATTCAATTCTGGTATGTCGGACGCTGAAAAGCAACTAGCGTACGAAAAAACAGTAGCAGAGTTGGAGCGTCAACTTGGTAGTGTCAGTAACTCAGCCCAACGGGATGCACTGCAACGTGCTGCGTTGCTCAATGAGATACAGCGACGTGGTATTGCTCAGAATATTGATACTCAATCTGCGCGCAATCTGAATGCGATTGACTATGACCTAGCCAGCAAAAAGGCAATGTACGCAATCGGTAGCGCAGCCCAGGATGTACAAGCGTCATCGCAGCAACAAGCAATCAAGGCACAAATGGGTGCGATTAGGGGTGCTTCATTCGCTGACTATTTGGGTGCGATTGGTAATCTTGGTCTTGGTTTATATCAGTCAGGAATATTTCAGCGACAACCACAACAACAGCAACAGTCACCATACAGTGTCATGAGTAATATCAGGTTGACACCATACACGGGTACGTTTGATGCTGATGGTTTACTATCTGGAAAGCTGAGTATTGGTGGTACAGCAGGACTAGGCGTTGGTGCAAACGATTTGATGAGTTTGAGGAATATTGGATGACTCTACGTATTGTTGGTGTTGACACCCCTAACAGTGGTATTTCTTTACCGTTTCAACAGCAGGAGGTATCCATACCTGACGTGACGGGTAAGTACCTAGCGTCAGGCGATGCCGCAGTAACTCAGTCGTTCGAGTTTGCCAGGGATACCGTTACTACTGTAGCGCGACAATCACAACCACCACAGCAATCGAATACACTGGCAGCAGTCATGGACACTGCTGGGAGATTGCTGGATAGGTGGAACTCAATCAAGGCGGCTGAGGCTAAAGCACTTGAGGCACAGCAACAAAAGTTACAGAAAGAGGCTGAATCAGATGCTGCCATCCAGTTAGAAGACGTGATGTTTGGGCTGCGCAATCGCCTGCAAAAAGAGGGTTATGAGCGTGGTCTTGTGAATGTCCGAGAGCAGGTACGTCAGTTAATCCTGAGTAACCCTAACCTATCACCTGAAGCAAAAAAGGAATTGGCTAGGCGTGCTTACAGTCATCTCGATGAAATGGAGAACCTGTTCTTCAAGAACGCCTATGAAGAAAACCGTGATATCAAACGCACTGAAGTTGGTCAAGCTGAAGCACTCGTCAGATTTCAGTCTGCCCAGGACGTTGCGGCACTGGTACAATCTGCTGACCGGGAAAACCCTGAAGCGATTGATATGGTGTTTCAGAAAATTGAAGCACGCACCAATGAAACCGCACGCAAGCTTAACCTTGACCCATGGCAAACAAGCACCCTACGTGCCTCTATACTGAAGCAGGTAGCTGACGTAGCAGGCGATGTATACCGTGTTAGGGCTGCGGCACAAGACAGACTGGCACGTACTATCGAGGCACAGAAAAAGTACGCACAGATAGAAGCACTAGAACAATCTGGACAGGTTTCGTTTGAAGAGGCTCAGTACCTACGTCAGCAAGTTGACGCTGAGTTTGGCCAGACAGCAGCGCGACCAGTTACAACGTTGGACGCACTAGAGCAGCAGAACCGCTACGCCAATCTTCAGTTTGCACTTGAAGA